AGTTGATGTATACAACTCAAGAGTATACCTAGCAGGTAAACATACTTGGGAACCAGTTACATTAAACTTAAGAGAAGATGTTTCAAACAACGTACAGAAACTAGTTGGTGAGCAACTACAGAAACAATTTGATTTCTTTGAACAATCAAGTGCGGCTTCAGGTAGCGATTACAAATTCGTTACAAGAATTGAAATACTTGATGGTGGTAACGGAATCAACACAGCAAACGTTTTAGAAACTTTTGAATTGTATGGTTGTTACTTAGAAAGTGCTAACTACAACACATTAGCATACGCAACTAACGATCCAGTAACTGTAGCATTAGCTATTAGATACGATAACGCAATTCAAACACCACAAGGAACTGGCGTAGGAACAGCAGTAGGTAGAACTGTTAATACGTTAATTACAGGTGGCGGATCTACGTAAGATCAAGTAATATCATAATATTTCCTGAATAATGAAGGGGGCTAGTTTTTTAACTAGTCCCTTTCGTCATTTTATACGCAGTTAATTTTTTAGATAAATATTAGTATGGCAAATAAACTAAATGGATTTTTGGACAATGTAGTAAGCGGTGCTTTAAGCCCAAAAGGTAACTTGGGTGACTTTTCACACGCGGCCAGACTTTATGTAGATGACGCTCATAGGTTAAGTCCAAAACATAAATTTTTATATCACGTAAGTTTTAATTTGAATCCTGTTGCAGTAAAAATTATTCCGCAACTAGAAACAAGAGAAATTAATATGCTTGTAAAAAGTGTTGATTTACCTAAGTATTCTGTTAGCACTACACTTAAACATCAATACAATAAAAAAGCAAACTTACAAACAAGACTAGATTACGATCCAGTAAACATTACATTCCATGATGATAACTATGGACAGGTTACTGCTATGTGGGAAGCCTACTATCGTTACTATTACAAAGATGGTAACTATGCTTCACTTAATGGTAGTTCAGATCCTGTAACAACATCTGGTGCTTATCAAAGATCAAATACATATCAAGCTGAAGGTAATCATTACAGATACGGATTAGACAACGACAGTCATTCACACTTCTTTGAAAGTATACAAATTTATCAAATGTCAAGACATAGATATACTTGTTTCACTTTAGTTAATCCTATCATTGGTGAATGGGCTCATGACACTATGGACAACAGTTCAAGTGATCCTGTACAAAACACAATGCAAATACAATACGAAACTGTATGGTATGCAAGAGGTGGAGTAACTGAAGGATCATCACCTAAGATGTTTGGAGCGGCAAGTGGACACTATGATAAGATGCCATCACCTAATTCATTAGCAGGTGGCGGTGCGGCTAACTTGTTTGGTCAAGGTGGAGTAGCGGCAGGTGCCGCAGATGTGTTTGGAGATATTACAAGTGGTCAAGCATTTAGTTCTCCAGCAAGTTTCTTAGGTACAGTTTTAAAAACTGGTAGTGTAATAGGTAATGCAAAACAATTAAGTAAAGAAGGTTTACGTCAAGAAGGATTTGGCATACTAAAAGATCAAATAGGTAAAGCTGGAGGCATTGATGTAAGTGGTGTTGCCAACACAGCATTTCCTAAAGGATTAAGTGCAGGTGGCTTTGATGTTACAAAAGCAGTAGCAGGTATATCCGCAGGTGCGGCAGTAGTTGGAAAACTTAATGGAGGATCTTTAAGTAGTGTAACATCTTTAGTAAGTAAAAATCCAGGTATACTAGAAAGTCTTACTAAAGCAGAAGGATTTAAAAAGGCACACCTAGCTTCAGGTGGAGCGGCATCTCCAGATGCAATATCAAGTGCTTGGAACGCCGCAAGTTCAAAAGCCAAAGAGGCCTTCAATGCAGTAACATCAGGTAATTTAAATTCAATAAGTAAAAGTAACAAATACAATATCAACGGTAATGATGCAGGTGGAGGTATGTTAACATAATGCCAAACGTTCCAGCAAAAGCAACAACAAGCACAGAAAAAGTAAAAAAGTTTTTTACAGAATATTATTCAGCACCTTTAGAATTTCCTTCAAACGAAGTAGATGCAGTTGTAGGATTTTTTGAAAATAGAGGATTTGAAAAACTTTCTGCACAAACAATAGGTGCAGTATTAATGAGACAAGCAAAGCTAGACGACATAAAAGTTTTTGAATTATTAGATACACTAAAAGGCTTTGATGAAATACAACTGTCACAAGTTGTTACAGAAACATTAAACTATAATAGACAAAAAGTTAGTTCACTAGGTTACAAAGTAGACCAATCACAAAATAAATTAGAAACTAGAAACATACTGGTATAAGCTCATGGCAAAGAAGTTTGCACAAGGCAGATACAACATGAAGCACCCAGACAAGTACTTGGGTAACAAGACTCCATTATATAGATCGAGTTGGGAATTCGCTTTTATGAAATTCTGTGATGAGTCACCTAGTGTAAGTAAATGGGCAAGTGAGGCAGTAAAGATTCCTTATAAAAATCCTTTAACAGGTTCAATGACAATATATGTTCCAGACTTTTTAATACAGTACACAGATGCTAAAGGTAAACAACACGCAGAGCTTATAGAAGTAAAACCTGAAAATCAAATGAAGTTAAAGGAAGTAGGCAGAGATAAATTTAGACAGGCACAATACGTACAGAATGTTGCAAAGTGGGAAGCCGCAAGACATTGGTGTAAGAATAAAAAGATCTTTTTTAGAGTTATTACAGAGAAAGATATATTCCATCAGGGGAATAGAAAATGAGGGTAAATGGTAATCCACGCATTCATGCTAGTCGTGGTTTTAGGAACAGGAGACGATCGTAGGGAACAAAGAGATCCTATGTATTTTCGTAGCATAGATGTATGTCAATATTATGCTAAACGCATACCTAAGCAATATGGTAATTTTAGCTTTAGACAATACGTTGATCCCAAAGACAGGATAACTGCATACTGTAAACCAATTAAATTGGACGATACCAAAGTAACCATATATGACCATTGATTCGAATAAATAATAGTAGCATATAATGGACAAACAATATGACTAAAAAATTAGAAGAATTGCTTAACTTACCTGACAGCCAGGAAATTATAAAAGCTGAAAAAGAAAAAGCTGACTCAAAAGAGAAAGCAGTAGTTGAGCAAAAAGAAGACTTCCGTGAAATAGCTGAATTGGATAAAATCAGTGCGGCACTACCACAGGTTAAGGGTCTGGGTGAACTAGCAGATAAAGAGCTTAATGAAGTAGCAGATAAGGCCATGACTGCATATGATGATCTAATGGATTTGGGTATGAACGTAGAATCACGTTATAGTGGTCGTGTATTTGAAGTTGCAGGACAGATGCTTAAAACTAACTTAGATGCTAAAACTGTTAAGCTACAGAACAAACTTAAGATGGTAGAACTGCAATTACGTAAAGAAAAGCAGGATAAAGAAGGTGGAATTGAAGGTGATAACATCGTAAACGGTGAAGGATATGTAGTAACGGACCGTAACTCTTTGCTTAATAAATTGAAAAACATGGATAAATAAACATATAAGGAAAGACAATGAAGACATTTGAACAATACTTAACTGAAGCAAAGAAAACTTATAAATTTAAGTTTGGTATTGCTGGAGACTTACCAGAAGGATTTACAGACAGTTGCGAAAGCTGTATGCAAAAGTTTGGGCTAGTTAATATGACTCCGCCTAAGAAAACACCAATTCAAGAACGTCCATTAGATTTTCCTAAATTACAAAATGTAGAAACTCATTATTTTGAAGTAGAATTATCATATCCTACTACAGCACAGATACTAGGTGAATATATTTCACAGGTAACTGGAGTTGATCCAGCGTACATTTGTTTAAGAGATGCAGAAGCACCTCAAGAAGAATATCAAGACAAAGATTACAAACAAATTTATGAGCCTAAGTTAGGTTCAGAGATGGAATCAGCTGATCCAGATGCACAGAAAAAAGTAGGTGACAGCAGAGTGATGGAGTTACTTAAAGAGCTTGAAGCTACTAGAAAAGATCGTGCAAACGATCCAAGTGTAGCAAGTGAGCCAGATAAAGAACAAAAACACGATATGGGTGAAGTTGGTAAAACTAGTCCAGTAGGGAGCAAATAATGAAACTAAAAGATATTTACAAAAAGATTGATTCATTAAATGAAGCCGTAAACATGAGCATTTCGATGTCAGGTGAAACTGCTGATGACGTAGCAACTTTAATGAAGATGGTAAAGGACGCAGGCGGTAAGCCAGAGATAGTTCCTCCAATGCCAAAGATGTCTCCAAGAGATGACATAGAAAAAAGTTTAAAAGTTATGGATCTACCTCCAATGCCACCAAAAGGCATGGACGACATGGAGCCAGGTTGCGAAGATGAAGTTGCTGAAAAAGAAGGCGAGTGGGATAACTCACCAGATGAGCAACATCAAGACACAGCTTATATGCAAAATGATTTAGCAGGTGGACTTAACAGACAGAAAAAATCATATCCAAAAGTTGCAGGTGGAGATAATCCAATGGCACTTGAAGATGAGATCAAAGCTGAATTACAAGCTAAACTTTCAGAAGTAATGAAAGAAGGTAAAGGCAAAGAGATGGCTTTACCAAGCGGTAAAGAAATTAAAAAGTGTGCTGATGACGGAATGTCAAAAGCAGAGATAGTTAAAAAATATAAAGAAGCGGGTTGTAACGAAGAAAAAATTAAAAAACTTTACGACGCCCACTGCGGTTAATTTAACTACAATCACTATTTCCTCCCAATTAGTGTAAACCAAATAGGGCTTTCGAGCCCTATTTTCACCTATAAATACTAGTATGGCAACAAAAAGTTTAGATGGTGTCCTTACCAAAAAAGCACACCAACGTGAAAAATATGATGAATCAGGTATTGAGGAACTAAAGAAATGTATAGATCCTGTTAACGGCTATCTATATTTTTGTCAAAAGTTTTTTAATATTCAACACCCTGTTCAGGGTAAAACTCTATTTGAACCTTTTGCATATCAAGAACGCCTACTAGAAAGTTATCACAATCACAGATTTAATATTAATATGTTGCCAAGACAAAGTGGTAAGACAACAACTGCCGCGGGATACTTGTTATGGTATGCTATGTTTCACCCAGACCAAACAATACTAATTGCCGCACACAAATATACAGGTGCTCAAGAAATTATGCAACGTATTCGTTATGGATATGAATTATGTCCTGATAATATAAGAGCAGGTGTAACAAACTATAACAAAGGGTCAATGGAATTTGAAAATGGCAGTAGGATAGTAAGTGCTACTACAACAGGTAACACAGGAAGAGGTATGTCGATATCTTTACTATACTGTGATGAGTTTGCATTTGTTAATCCAAGTATTGCAGATGAATTTTGGACTTCGATATCTCCTACACTAGCAACAGGTGGTCGTGCAATTATTACAAGCACACCTAACTCTGATGAAGATACGTTTGCTATTATATGGAAAGAATCACAAAACAAGTTTGATGAGAATGGTAACGAAAGCGATATAGGTGCTAACGGGTTTCATGGCTTTACTGCGAAATGGGACGAACATCCTGATAGAGATGACGAATGGGCTAAGACGGAAGTTGGTCGTATTGGAGAAGAAAGATTTAGACGTGAGTATGGTTGTGAATTCTTAGTTTATGACGAAACATTAATTAACAGTATTAAGTTATCAAGTTTAGAAGGCATAGATCCTGTGATGAATATGGGACAAACACGTTGGTACGGAAAGCCAAATGGAACTAACACGTATGTTGTTGCATTAGATCCTGCTATGGGAACGGGTGGAGACTTTGCCGCGATACAGGTGTTTGAATTACCCACATATAAACAAATAGCAGAGTGGCGACACAACACTACACCGATACCTGCACAGATAAGAATACTAAAAGATATTTGTAACTACATAAAAGAATGCTGTCAAAATGATGGACAAAACATTTACTGGTCAGTTGAAAACAACAGCATAGGTGAAGGTGCTCTAATTGTTATTAGAGATATGGGAGAAGAGAATATACCAGGTATGTGTGTATCAGAACCTATTAGAAAAGGTCATGTACGTAAGTTTAGAAAAGGATTTAATACAACTCACAGCACTAAAATAAGTGCTTGTACTAGATTAAAGAACATGGTTGAAAATGACAAGCTATCTATACACAGCAAAGTATTAATAACAGAGCTTAAGGCTTTTGTTGCTAGTGGTAGTAGTTTCAAAGCTAAACCAGGAGAAACAGACGATCTAGTAAGTGCTTGTTTACTGAGTATGCGTATTATGGCAGTACTTAAAGACTGGGATCCTAGAGTGTATGAAACCTTCAATCAAGCGGATACAGGCGAGGACGCTACACCGCCCATGCCTATATTTGTTTCCACAAACATAAGATAAATAGTTATATGAGCAATATGGACAATATATCAGAACAGCTATTTGCTAAAATTAGAGGCAGATTTCCATCAGTTACAATAGGCGACGAGAATGGTACTGTAACAGATGAGCCTAAATTAGCACGTTATTTTGACTTTGACTACAAAGTAGGAGAAGATTCATTAGGCAAAGTAAGTGTGTCACTAACAGAGAAAGAAGTTGCTGTAACATACAACAACACTTTCGTTGCAGAACAACCAGATAGCATCAAAGGACAATGGTACGATTTTTTAAAAGAACTAAGATCGTTTTCCAAAAGAAATATGCTTAACTTTGATACACGTGATATAACAAAAAGTAATCTAGATAAAAGAGATTACTCACACTTAACTAAAACTGCCGGAGATAATCAAATGAGTGAAAGTAAAATGTACGGCACTAGTAGAACAAGTTACGAAGATGTAGACAAAGCTAGGCTAGTACTAAAACATACACAACCAGTGAACCAAGAAGTTCCTGGAGCAAGAACACAACACGTACACAGCATTTACATTGAAAGTGAAGCTGGAGAAAGATTTAAATATCCATTTAGACATTTAAATGGTGCAAGAGCTTTAGCAAGACACGTAAGCGAAGGCGGAAACTTATACGATGACTTTGGTAAACATATCGTTTCACTCAGCGAAGAATTATCAAAGCTACGTCAATTTAAAACTTACATGAATCGTTCAGCTGTAATGGCAGAAGGCTTGAAAGGTTACATGGATCTAGTTAATGAAAGACTTGATACAATTAAAACTGAAGTAATGAAATTACAACGTGCAGGTCATTACGCAGAAGCTATCAAAGACTTTAGTCCAGTGGTAATGGAAGAAGTTCCAGAAGAATTACAAAACAGTTGGATTGATGAATTAACTATTAGAACTTTTAACGAAGAACTAAAAAGTGTGTTCCCATACATTAATAAATTAGTAAGTGAAAAGAATAAGATACAAGAAGTAGGTCCAAGTGATATGGGCATGAACAAATACGGTTTGTCAGCAGTACACAAGGACGGAAAGTTTTATTCTTATAGAGATGGAAAACAAACAGGTGGACCATTTGATTCAATGGAAGAACTTGCTAAACATCAAAAAGAATTAATACAAGACGAAGCTAGTGGACACGAAGGTGGACAAGAAGCACACGCACACAGAATAGACATCGAAGGTGACTACGATGAAGACAGAGGCATTTCTGAAAAAGATTGTGAAGAAATGGAATATGCCTGTTCTAAGGCTGGCATCGATTGTAAATGTGAGCCAGATGAAATGAGTCAGGGTGGAGTTATTGTACACACAATGGCACCACGTGATGCAGTAATAGATGCTTTGGACAAAGAAGGTTATACTGTTAATGAGAACGGTGAACTTCATCCAGAAGCAGAATTCGAAAACGAATTATCCATGATAGTGGGAGAAACAGAAGATGCTTTAATTAACGGCGAAGGCAAAGACCAAGAAGCCGCGATTAAAAAACTTAATGGCTTGATGGCACAGCATTTCCCGGCTGGTGTTAACGGTAACAATGCTGTTCAAAGTTTAAAGGGCATCATAGATGACCCGATGCTACTCGATATGTTTAAGAAAGTAGGAACTAAAGATGCAGACCAGTGCATAAGACCATTAGTAGTAAAATACGTAAAAGCAAAAGCACCAAGCATTATGTCAAAAATTGATACAGGTGACTTGGAGCAAGAACCTACAGAAGATATTAAAGACAAAGAAGATTATCAGGCTAAGAAAAAAGCTATCCAAGATATCCAAATGGATCCAAATACGCACAAAGACGAAAAACTTAAAAAAGAAGTTATGCGTAAAAAAGCAGAATTGGATTCAGAAGCAAAAGAAAAAGGCTACAAGGAAGATGATGACACTATTGATGTTAAAATGAATCCAGACGGTAGCATTGAAAAAGACGACAAAGCGATGAACCAGGAAGATGACAAATCACCAGGTGAGAAGTTAGAAGAGCTAGTCAAATCACATTATGACTATACTACTAACTCATTTCCAAAAGGTGAAACTGCCATTGTAACTGCTTGTGAAAAAGAATTTGGTGACAAAGCAATACCATTTGCAGTTAAGATGATCGAAAGACTCAAGGACGGTAAAGATCGCGAGATGGAAAGAATTAAACACCTAGCAGGTGTATAAGAATTTATAAAGTCACTTTTTTGGCAAACAAAGACTTGACTTTATAAGTATATTAGTGTAGTATATAAAACTGTGCTACACTATTAAGGCGCAAACAAGCAACGAAGGCTTAACAAATTATAGGAGGCTTATATTATGGCTACATTAGCAGAAATTCGTGCAAAACTAAAAGAACAGGAAACCCGCTCATCGGGAACTTCCACAGGCGGCGACAACGCCATTTACCCATTTTGGAACTTGAAGGAAGGCGAGACATCAACTGTCCGTTTCTTACCTGATGGTGATGAAAATAATACATTTTTCTGGCAAGAACGTTTGATGATCAAACTTCCATTTGCTGGAATCAAAGGTGAGACAGACTCTCGCCCTGTACAGGTACAAGTACCTTGTATGGAAATGTATGGGGAAACTTGCCCAGTACTTTCAGAAGTACGTGGTTGGTTTAAAGACAAAAACTTAGAAGACATGGGACGTAAGTATTGGAAAAAACGTTCATATGTATTCCAAGGCTTTGTTACAGACAATCCTTTAAAAGAGGATTCAACTCCAGCAAATCCAATTCGTAGATTTATTATTGGTCCACAAATTTTCCAAATTATTAAAGGAGCATTGATGGATCCAGATATGAACGAGTTGCCTACAGATTATACCGCAGGTGTAGACTTTAGGATTGCTAAAACATCAAAAGGTGGTTATGCAGACTACTCAACATCAAACTGGGCTCGTAGAGAGAGACCATTAGATGAGTCAGAGTACAAAGCTATTGAAGATAGCGGTTTGTTTAACTTGAGCGATTACTTACCTAAGAAACCTTCAGAGGTTGAAGTAGGTGTAATTAAAAAGATGTTTGAAGCATCGGTTGACGGTGAAGCATACGACATGGAACAGTTTGGTCAATACTTTAGACCAGCAGGTGTAAGTGCAAGAACAGGTGATCCTGTAAAAGCATCTACTCCAACTCCTGCTCCAGCGGCGGCTCCAGTTACTGAAACTGCTCCGGCAGAAGCAGTAGCACCAACAACTACTGAGTCAACAACTGCTCCAGCAGATAACAATAAAGCGGAAGACATTCTTGCAATGATCCGCAATAGACAACAGTAATATTATAGGGGTGTGTGTAATGCACACCCCATATATTGGATTAAGGAGATACAATGGCTAACAGAGCATTTGACGTTTCTAAGTTTCGAAAAAACTTAACGAAATCTATTACAGGTATGAGTGCAGGATTTAATGATCCGACTGATTGGGTTTCGACAGGTAACTATGCACTCAATTATCTTATTAGTGGCGACTTTAACAAAGGTGTGCCAATGGGTAAGGTAACAGTATTTGCAGGCGAAAGTGGTGCAGGTAAATCATATATTTGTGCAGGTAACATTGTAAAACACGCACAGGATCAAGGTATCTTTGTTGTTCTTATTGACTCAGAGAATGCACTTGATGAAAGTTGGTTACACGCATTAGACGTAGATACATCAGAAGAAAAACTACTTAAACTTAATATGTCAATGATTGATGACGTAGCTAAAACTATTTCAACATTTATGACAGACTATAAGGCAATGCCAGAAGAAGAAAGACCAAAGGTATTGTTTGTTATTGATAGTTTGGGTATGTTGCTAACTCCTACAGACGTAGATCAGTTTAACAAAGGTGATATGAAGGGTGATATGGGTAGAAAACCTAAGGCACTTACATCACTTGTAAGAAATACAGTAAACATGATTGGTTCGCACAACGTAGGACTAGTATGTACTAACCATACTTATGCTTCGCAAGATATGTTTGATCCAGATGATAAGATCAGCGGTGGTCAAGGATTTATCTATGCAAGTTCAATAGTTGTAGCAATGAAGAAGCTAAAGCTAAAAGAAGATGAAGATGGTAAGAAAGTAACAGATGTACGTGGTATTAGAGCGGGTTGTAAAGTTATGAAAACTAGATATGCAAAACCGTTTGAAGGCGTACAAGTTAAGATTCCTTATGAAACAGGTATGAATCCTTACAGTGGATTAGTAGACTTGTTTGAGAAAAAAGGACTGTTAACTCAACAAGGTAATAGACTTAAATACGTGGACAGTACTGGTAAAGAAAATTTAGAATATCGAAAAGACTGGGATGGTACGAAGTTAGAGATAATTATGAATGACTTCGATAAGTTATCCACAGAGCCGGAAACTGTTGAAGAGGAAACTATTAACCCTGAGGAGTAGACTTTATGGACGGTACACAGATAGTAGAGACTTGGCAAGTATTTAAAGAGTATTTGGACAAAAAGCATATTGAAACTGTAGCAGAAAAGTTTGTAGATTTATGTGCAGACTTTGGTACAGAAGATGAAGCATTTAGAGATGCTTTAGGTTCAGATCA